CGCGAGCGGGGATGGACAGGGACGATCCCTGTGACCAGGCGGGGGACGAAGGCACCTCTGGTCAAGGGTGTGACGGGCCATAACGGAACAGATCCCTCCGACGAGCTGTTGACAAAGCTTATCGCCGAATTCCCGACCGCTAATATAGGAATTAGGCTTCCCTGGAGCATAGTCGGAATTGATGTTGACGCTTATGACGAGCGCGGCGGCGATGCGACAATTGCGAGTCTTGAGAAGACTCTTGACTGTCCGTTGCCGGTAACGTGGCGCTCTACCTCGCGCGACGATGGCGTATCAGGGATCTACCTTTTCTATGCGCCACGGTCCCCGTTCCAAGTTTGGGTGACTGACCTGGGCGCGGGAAGTGGCGTCGAGATCGCGCAGTACCATCATAGGTTCGCGACAGTCTCCCCGTCAATTCACAACTCGACCGGACGGCAGTACTGGTGGTACCGGGGGCGTGAGCGTTCTGGAATCCCGCGCCCAGAAGAACTGCCGTGGCTTCCGGTGAAGTGGGGAGACTTTCTCCTAAGTTCGCGCGAATATGTGGTCAAAGACGCAGCGGCTGATGCCGTAGTAGCAGAATGGTATCGAAGGGTATCTGGAGGGGTGATGTGCAAGTACATGTTGACAGCGGCCGAGCGAGAAGCCGGCAAGATCCGCGCCGCAACAGTACTAGGCGGCCTACACGACACACTCATAGCGGCGGTTACGCATCTATGTAACAACGCAGCCGAAGGGCATCTCGGTCTTGACGTCGGGCTGTCTGTGGTCGAGGATGCCTTCAAGACTAGTGGGAGGAGGCGAAACCTAGGATCTGAATGGACCGGAGCGGTGAACACGGCGATGGCAAAGGCGGCCGCCATTCGGCCGCAGGAGACAGTAGATGTATGCTCTCTGGATGATGACTGGCGGCGGACATCATGAGTGATGATGAAAAGCGGCCACGTCGCGGAGAAGTCCAGAAGCCATTCAAGTACGAGCCTCCGTTCACGGGGGCAAGCCCATACTCATACAATGGCCACGGAAACAAGGGGAATGCGGAGGAGTACAGCGAATTCCAGCGCGAGGTAGGGAGACAGCGCAATCGGCGAGATGCCAGCCGGTTCCTTGACAATGAGTCATGGACACAGCCCAGTCCGGGATGTTCACTAGCCGAGGCACGCCTCGATCCGCCATCCCCGGTTCGGTTCACGATCAATGAGTTGTTGCCGGATGGCATCTCGATGCTCGCGGCGCAGTTCAAGGTCGGGAAGACGACGCTAGGGATCAACCTAGCCGCTAGCCTAGCCTCCGGTGAGGACTTCCTTGACTGGTTCGAGGTCGATGAGATTGCCGGAAACATCGGCTACTGGAACATGGAAGTCAACGAGTCGCAGATGTTCGCGTGGCAGGATCAGATAGTCACACGAGGGGCCGACAGGATTTTCACGGCGCACCTGCGTGGGCACAGGATGGACCTGCTCAGTGACATCACGGCCGAGTGGACCGTCTCATGGCTTACCGCGTATGACGTCGATGTGTGGATCCTCGACCCGATCGGGCGGATGCTTGACGACGAGAATAGTTCGTCAGAATTCAACAGGTGGTTCAAGGCGCTAGAGGAGATAGTATCAAAGACAAAAGTTCGGTCTACTCTCCTGATGCACCACTCCGGACACGCCGAATCGGGCAATGAGGACACAATCCCGCGAGCACGCGGAGCATCAGCTATGCTCGGGAATACCGACGTAAATATCAACTACAGGCATGGTGGAAAGCTTGGTGAAGTACCACCTGATTCCTACCGGTACCTCTCAGCATTCGGGCGTGGAGTAGAGGTCTCGGAAATTACTGTCGGATATGATAAGGGCACCGGGAGGCTATACATGGATGAGTGCGCTCAGACCCGTCAGGAGAGCAGGATTGACCGGGGAATAGACAATGCGGTAGCGGTCATTGAGGAGGCGGGCAACTGGGTTCTTAACAAGGGCGATCTCAAGAAAGCAATGAAAGGTTCCTCAAATGACAAGGACGCGATCATAGATACCGCGGTGCAAGACGGAAGGCTTGTTACACGCAGGAAAGCAGGAAGTACGGCCATACTTTATGGTATTCCAGAGTAGGTCCGGACTAGTATCGGGCTAGTCTCGGACTAGCTAGTCTCCACCAAACCGAGAAAACCTCTCGGGAAACCCCTCCGTAGGACGGGGGTTTCCCGCCGGAATTTCGTATCTGCTAGAAAAACCCATGAAATGGAGGACAAATGGATGATAAGGCAATAATACAGGAAGCTTTGATTTGGCTGATAGATCATCCGTGGTCGACAGCCTATGAGGTGGCGCGGGCTTGTGGGCATGGTAGCGACGCTGACGCACTACACCTGTACGATTTGTTTTGCGGAATCGAGAAGTCGGGAATCATAACGCAAAGGCATAGGATGAAGGAAGTCGCAATGGAATGGAAGGTGTACTGATGTCGATCTACATACCAACGTGCGGACGGTACGAAATGCTACAGAAGACCGTGCCGCGATGGCTAGAGCAGAACATACTGCCTGTTCGCCTTGTAGTGCCCGCCGGACAGTACGCAGAACATGTACATATGCGGAATGCTATGGGGTGGGATGGCGTGTTCGTCGTAGGGCTGCCGTCGGACTCATGGGGCATTGGCTCGTCGCGGCACTTCTGCGTAGAGCATGCGGCTCGAATGGGTTATGGGGAGATCATAATGAGCGATGATGACTACCGGCCGTCAAATGGGACGGACGTCAGCCTACTGCTTGAGGCAGCGAAGGACCCACTCGCTCTCGGGGTTGGCGCAGCACGAGGACTGCTCGACCGGTTCAACTCAGGGGCACTCTCCCGGCTGTCCGGAGTCATATTCTGTCCTGGTGGGTGGGGCTTCATGGTGTACTCGCTTAACATCGCCAATACGCTTGAGTGCGGGAACTTTGATCCGGAGTTGTCATTCTGTGAGGATGCCGAGCTGATGCGTAATGGGATTGTACGGGGGCTGCCATGGCTACTTCATTGCGATGTCTGGATGGACTCTGTCGGCAAGCGGTATGAGCCTGGTGGGATCTCCTCGCTGTTCGATGGCGACAGATCGGCAAGAGATGCTGATGAATCAAGATGTCTTCGGCTTGTCGAATCAAGGTGGCCCAAGTACCAGCACCCAATGAAGGATGGGGTTCGGTCGCGGATGTCCTGGTCCAAGATGTATGACGACTACATGCCTGGATGGCGTGCCCTGTCGGCCCTACACGGGGGAACGCTCGACTAGGGTCGTCCGGGGGCTAGACGAACCGGCCCGGATCGGGTATACTCTCGACTAGGCACGGCTTACGCTGAGGAGGTTGGTAGGATGGAGGGCTTCGGTCCTGTGGTGGTGGTGCCGGGAGATACCCCTTGCCCGGCGTCGATTGGCTGCGTGGCCGTGCCCTGGTCCGCTAACCTCAGGGCGTACCAGTGAGTGCCGGTTCATGGCGCAAGACGCCCCTGCCCCATGGGTGGGGGCGTTTGCGCATAGTTGTCCTGGCGCGGGACCCTGTCTGCCAGTGGGGCATGCTGAAGGGCGAGGATGGGCCGTGCCTGGCGCCATCGACCGAGTGCGACCACATCGGCGATCCCGGCGACCACCGGCCGGACATGCTGCGGGGGCTGTGTCTGGTCCATCACCGTCGCCGGTCGAACCTCCAGAGCAATGCCAGGTGGCTTTTGCGCAAGCGGCCCGTGGATCCGCATCCGGGGGTCATTCGTGATCCCAACATCCGCCGCGTCCATGAGGTCAACGTTGAAGGTGAGATGTTGTTATGCCGCCATTCATCCCACTCCAGAAGAACCGCAAGCCAGGGGACGGCGAGAAGGTCTGCCCGAAGTGCGACGGTACCGGCTCGGTCAACACCCATGCGTGTCCGGTCTGCCACCACTCGGGTGTCGTGCCTAAGGACTGGAAGCAGGGGGATGGCCCGGTGCCGCCGGGGGCAACAGGCAAGAGGCCGTTGCCTGCTGGTGGTGGTTCTGACACATGAGTGCCAAAAAGCGTCCAGAGCAGCGCACCGGCACCGGAGGGTCTGGCGCGGCTAATGACCCACGCTTCATCGCGATCTCCAAGGGCACCACGAAGCGGCACGGCATACCGATTCCACAGCCGAACCCGGACTGGCACCCCACCGCACAGTCGTGGTTCAGGTCGCTAGCGCTGTCGGGGCAGTCGGAGTTTTATGAGGCATCAGACTGGGCCACCGCGGTGCTTGCTGCGGATGTCTATGACCTGTTCCTGCGTACGGCTCGGGCGAACTACCTGCCTACGTTTGAGCGGCTATCACAGCGGCTCGGCGTCACGGTGGTTGATCGCAAGAAGAGCCGCATTGAGCTGGATAATGATGATGTTACCGACGCAGATGAGGAAGCAGCGAACGACGCTGTGATCTCGTGGCATGGCCGTCTAGGTATCGTGAGGGATGGTACCGATGGTTAACTTCAACTTTTCCGAGCTGCGGGGATTCCATGGGCGCTGGGTGCTCGGCGGCGAGCGGCACAAGCACCTCCGGCATCGCAAGGGGATTGGGACCGCTCTCGTCCGGTACGCGGGCGAGGCAACTAAGAGTTCCGAGAAGGACGCAAAGGCTGCTGAGCGTGAGGGCAAGTCGGCCGAGCGCGAGACGAAGCGCCTGACTGACGAGGACATCCGGAAGGCAGCGAACAAGGTTGCCGAGGCGAAGGGCGTTCCGGAGCGAGCCATGGCTCAGGCTGAGCGGGAAGCTGGCGTGAAGGGTGGCGGCCGGGAGGGTGAAGGCGAGGCCAAGAAGGAAGGTGAGAAGGCCAAGGACAAGAAGGGTGGTGGCCGTCGGCGGGGCGGTCATGGGCAGGGGCTGTACAATCTGGCACGTACTGGTGGTGTTGGTCTTAGGGGCATTGGCGGCGCGGTACGGCTAGCGGCATACCTGCATCACGCCAAGCCGAAGGCCGCAGCCAAGAAGAAAGCCGCCAAGAAGAAGGCGGCCGCCAAGAAGAAGGCACCGCCAAAGAGGAAGACCGCAGTGCGGAAGGCAGCGCACAAGGTGGCGGCGCAGCGACAGATAGCCGCTCCAAAGGCTCCGAAGCCACCAACAGCCCGACCGGCGGGTAGTGGCAAGGCTCAGATCGCGAAGCCGAGTGCGCAAGTGATGGCCAACCTCGCGAGGTACGTCGGGACTCCATAGTCAGAAGGGGGTGGTGAGGTGAAGGCGGTGTTGATTGCGCCGCGTGATCGCCTTATCACGCTCCCTGAAGGTGTTCCGGAGCTGACGCTGGGCTGGGAGGCGATTCACTGGGCGTCGAAGTACCTCAAGCAGCCGGATGGGCCTTACGCCGGAGAGCGGTGGGAATTCACAGAGTCTCAGGTGCGGTTCATCTTGTGGTGGTACTCCCTGTCGCCGGATGGTAGGTGGTTGTTCTATCACGGAGTACGCCGGTACGCGAAAGGCGCAGGCAAAAGCCCTTTTGCCGCTGTTCTCGCCATGGTAGAGTTGCTGGCGCCCGTCCGGCTCCGGTCGTGGAATTCTGGCGCGCCTGGTGGAGTCGTCGGGAAGCCCGTATCAATGCCGCTCGTCCAGATCGGGGCATCCTCGCATGACCAGGCTAACGTCAACACGATGCGGATGGTACGGGCGCTACTGCCCAAGAACTCGCGAATCTTGCGAGACTATGATGTCGAAGCTGGCAAGACAATATTCCACGTGCCAGGCGGAGGACAACTCATGGTCATCACGAGTTCGCCAACTACCGAGGAAGGTGCTCTTGTCACCTTTGCGATTCTGGACCAGACCGAGTCGTTCACTCCGTCCAATGGAGGAGTCGACCTTGCCGAAGTCATGGACCGGAACGTTGCCAAGTCCGGATCGCGAATCATAGAGACGTCGAATGCCTGGGAGCCGGGGCAGCTGACAGTAGCAGAGTCGACATTTGATGCCTGGGTGTCTCAGGAAGAGGGGATTCTCAAGGGGAAGGGGAAGATCCTGTATGACTCACGAATGGCCCCTCCTGATGTTGATTTCGATGATGTCACATCCATCCGTAAGGCGGTCGAGTTTGCTTACGGTGACGCGTATTGGGTTGATACTGAGGATATCGTGGAAAATCGTATCCTATCGCCGCGCACACCGCTCGACGTCTCAAAGCGGTACTACCTGAACTGGCCTGAGTCGGCGCAAGATGCCTGGACTACCGCTCAGCGCTGGGCGCGGCTCTCTGATCCGGAGTTCAGGATTGATGATGGCGATGATATCGTCATGTTCTTCGATGGATCGAGGGTGGCTGATGCTACTGCATTGGTTGGATGTCATGTGGAGACTGGTTTCATTTTCTCTCTTGGTGTTTGGGAGCCACAAGGCAATCGTCCTGTTCCGCTTGATGAGGTCCACTTTGCGGTACAAGCCGCCAAAGAGAAGTGGCATGTATGTGCGTTCTTCGCGGACGTCAATGAGTGGGAGGAATCGACCAAGATAACGTGGCGTGACTGGTTCACAGACGAGTATGAGCTTGATATCTGGGCAGTACCGACCGGGCGAGATCCTCAGCCGGTGGCCTGGGATATGCGCTCACACACGGCCGAGTTCACGCAGGCGTGCGAGATGGTCCTATCAGAGATTGAGTCGCCAAACATAGTATTTGTACATGATGGTGATTCGGCCCTAGGCCGTCATGTCGTTAATGCTAGGCGTCGGCCGAACCGTTGGGGCATTTCTATTGGCAAGGAAGCGCCTAAATCGCCAAGGAAGATCGACGCTTGCGTGTGCATGATTGGCGCACGGCACGCTAGGCGGCTCGTACTCGGCTCTAAGGCATACAAGGACCGTAAGGCGTCTGCCGCTAAGTCAGGCAAGCGGAGAGTGTGGAGCTTCTCATGATTATCGGCATGAATGATGTGGTCGACCTTACTCAGTCGGCTCTTGCGGCGCGGGAAGCCGAGCAGAACCGTCTGCGGAGGATCGGCAACTACGTACGTGGCCGACAGGACCCGCCGTACATCCCACGTGGCGTGAATGCGGAGTACCGGTGGATAGCCAAGAAGGCTCGGCGCAATTTCCTGCCTCTTGTGATTTCCGTGGTCTCGGAGAACCTCCATGTGGACGGCTACAAGTCGTCCGGTACGACTGCCAATGAACTGGCTTCGCCTCAGAAGCCGACTCCGGAGTGGGATGCGTTCCGGGCGAACCGGATGGTGTCGCGTCAGCACGGCGTACACCGCTCGATCATCAAGTATGGCTCGGCGTACACCGTTGTGCTTCCCGGGCAGCTCACCACGGCCGAAGAACAGCCGGCAAACGTTCCGGTGATCCGGCCGGTATCGCCGCGACGCATGACTGCGTTCTACGCGGATTCGGTTGATGATGAGTGGCCGCAGTTCGCGATCGAGGTGAACATCATAAACATGCCGAAGGGGCTGTCGCGGCTGCTGGTGTATGTCTATGACGAACAGAACAGATACATCCTCACCGGGGATGCGGCAGTCGACCCGTCTCAGGCCAACATCAGGCTTGCGGAAGCTGATGACGTCCTGTTGGGCGGGCAGCCGGTCCTCGCGGCGCATGGGCTAGGGCTATGTCCCGTCGTACGGTTCCTGTACGAGGTTGACCTGGATGCCGAAGAGGACTGCATAGGTGAGATCGAGCCGCTCATGCCTATACAGGACCAGATCAACTTTGACACGTTCAACCTGATGATCTCGACGCAGTTTGCTGCGTTCCGGCAGCGGTATGTCTCCGGTATGTCGCCGGTCGATGAAGAGGGGCGCGAGACTGCGCCGTTCCGGCCGGGCGTGGACCGGGTATGGGCGTCGGATGATCCTGCGACGAAGTTTGGGGAGTTCGGTGAGACAGCACTGCAACCGTACTCGCTGGTACGCGAGGACGGGATTCGTCATATGTCCACTGTCAGCCAGATACCTCCGTATCACCTTCTCGGGCAAGTCGCTAACATGTCAGCAGAAGCTCTCGCTGCCGCACGAGATGGTCTTGATCGAAAGATTGAAGAATTGCAGGCTGGACAGACCGATCCCTGGCGGAACGTCTTCAGACTGACGTGTCTAGCGCAGGGGAATGAAGCAGGATGGAATGACCTGTTCGGTACGGTCGTGTGGCGTGATACGTCGGCCCGGTCGTTCGCGGCGACGATCGATGCGCTCGGCAAGCTGTCTCAGATGCTCGGCGTGCCGGCAGAGGAACTGTGGACGCGTGTGCCTGGAGCTACGTCTGACGATGTCGCGTCGTGGCAGCTGGCATACCAGAGGCAGCAGGCTCAGGCGATCGTACAGCAGGTGATAGCCCAGCAGCAAATGGCGCAGGCGGGTGGCGCGGCAGCACCTCCTGGAGCGCCTCCTGGTTACATTCCTCCGGGCGGCCAGCTTCCGCCTGGGGCGCCTCCTCCTGGCGCGGCTCCCGGTGCGCCCGCTATTGGTGCTGCGCCGTGAGGGGCGTAGCCGGGATGCCGGTCTCATTCGCCCAGACGGGGAGAATCCTGTTTGGGCGGTACCAGGGCAACCAGAATACAATCGCTAGTGGCGTGTCTTCATCGATTGCCGGATTGTGGGCGTCGATGATTGATCCGGAGAACTTTACTCAGTCATGGAAGGTGCTGGAGCCGATTCTGAGAGGGATCATTGACGTAAACTACTCGATGTCCGCGGCAGATGCTGCTCAGTATTATGGACTATCTCGCTCAGTTGCGGGGTTCTATGGTACTGTTGTTCCTGGAGCGTACCTAAACCCAGATTACCTGGCGGTCCTGACAAATAACACCGGACTACAGAAGTTCCTTGATTTTCAGGATTCCGGGCGCGACGCCGCTACGTCATCCAGGATGGCGATGCGTTATCTGATAGGCAATAGCATTCGCGTAGTGCTTAATGGCGGACGGAATACGATAACAAATGCAGTCGCAAGCGATGACGTCGCTTAGGGTTGGGAACGTGCTGTCGAGCCTAGGACTTGTAGCTACTGTGCTATGCTCGCTGCTAGTAGTCTTTTGCATAAGACAGCGTCGGATGCCTTTCACGCACATGACAATTGTCAGTGCCTGGCTCGCGTGGTGTTTCGCGGGCAGTCTCCGACTAATGGCGATCTTGCTTCTGAGTGGTCGCGAACAACAGAAGGAAAGAGTGGAAAGGACGCGGTAGCGGCCTGGAATCAGTACTGGAGTGGTAGAAGTGGCAACGGGAACAGCGTCGGCGGAACAGAAGCTCAGGCAGAGACTACAGGCCAAGGGACAGGCAATGCCGCCGTCTCAAACCAATCAGTCCAACTCGCCTAGGTTCCCGATCCAGGCGAGGACCGGCAAGAACTCACTGGCGTCGGCCATTAAGGCGGTTGGGCGGGCGCGTCCGAATACCCCGGCCGAGCATAACAAGGTCAGGGCCTACATCAAGCGGGTCGCCAAGATGAAGGGCTGGGGTAGCGACATTCCTGAGTCCTGGAACAAGAAGGGCAACAAGTGATGTCCGGGCCAGTAATGGGCGATAGGTTTATGTACCACAACCCTGACGTGTTCGGGTACGGTGAGCAGGCGAAGGGCGGCCCGCTGACATCAGAGATGCATGACCTGGATCTCCGAGACGGTACGGAGGTTCAGTTCATCGAGTTCGATGCGGACTCGGGATGGCCGATTGTCGAGTGGGTCGACTCGACCGGGCTAGGCCGCATCACTACCATCGATCCGGTTCTATTCGACAATCAGTTCCTACCCGCTTAGGAGGGATCATGACCGCACTATCTCAGGGCCAGATGTTCCAGTATGCGGAGCAGCAGGCTCTCAACGCAGTATTCCTGAAGGCGCAGTCGCCTGCCGTCGCGAACACCTACCTTGCGCTCTCGACTACTGCGATCGGCGCGCTCCAGTCTACCGAAGTCTCGATGGCCGGTGCCTCGATCAACGAGTACGCAACCGCCAGCGGTTATGCGCGGCAGAACTACAACCCGACTGCTGCCTCGGCGGCGTCCCCGTCGCAGCTCTGGAACTCGGCGCAGATTACCTGGGGGCCATTCACGGCCGCGCCGGGAACTGCTCAGTGGGGTATCGCGTGCGACGCGGTGTCCGGAACAGCGGCGCATACGATTGCGGCGTTCCTGCTCTCGTCCACCCGTACGCCGGCAATCGGCGACTCGCTACAGGCCGCAGCCGGAACTGGCGCGGCTGGTGTCGGGTTCATCTGCCAGGTGTGACGTGGATCTAGAGCTGACGCCTGCGGTCTTTGACCTACAGGTGCCGCGAGCGATGCCGTGTAGCGCGGTGATTGGACCACAGTCCATTTGCGGCGCTACACCAACATCTCAGTACCGTCGTATATGCGTGGTAGTATCGCATTGCGATGAGCTGTGGCTATGTCCGGTTCATGCGGCGATCGTCGCGGCCGGTGGGGCTATTTGTCGTCAGTGCGCGATTAACGGAGGAGTCGTTCCAGTCAAGATCGTGAGGGTCATCAATATTCCGGTGAGGTTGCCGAAGGAATGAGTTATGAGTACCGTTACGAATGTGACATGGTTTGATGATCCTGATCCATCAATAACATACGTAGGTACTTGGGGAACGTATACATCTGCTGCTAATGATTATGGTGGAAATGATCACTCCTCACAAACCGCCAATAGCACCGCGACCTTCACATTCTTCGGTACGTCACTACAATGGCAAAGTGTTGTTGCTAATAATCATGGGATTGGCACGATATCGATTGACGGCGGTACTCCGGTAAATGTTGATACGTATGCGAATACTGGCGGCAATGCTCAGATTGTATGGACATCCGGTCAGCTGCCGCTAGCTCAGCATACCGCCGTCGTTACTGTTACTGGGACTCGTAATGCGTCATCATCAGCGAACTGGGTGACAGTCGACGCATTTATTGTTACGGCTATCGATCCTTGGGGCATACTGCCGCTGTTCCCGATTAACCTTATCGGGCAGGAAATGGACGGGCTTGCCGCGCAGGCGTCGTCATCGTCGGGCGCGCTCTATAGCCTGCTGGGTATAAATGGCTCGGCGGTAACGCCTAGCTCTGGCGCGGGTTCGTTCTATGAGTATGCCGTTATATCCGGCGCGGCACCGGCTGTCGCTTCCGCTTCTGGCAAGATTACCGCTACCGGCATCATAACCGGGTCATCTGCGACCGCGACAAATGCTACCGGGTTCGCGTCTACGTCATTTGGGATCTCCGGCAGCTCTCCAACTTCGAGCAGCGCTAACGGCACGATAAGCAAGAATGTTGCGATATCCGGATTGTCGGCTACCGTTGTGCCTATAGCGAGTGGCTCTGTTGTACTCAATATGGTTGATGCCGGACTGTCAGCTACCGCGTCGGGAGCGAGCGGTGCTGTTGGCGAGCTGGGCGCGCTAACCGGTTCGTCTGTGACAGCGTCTAGTGCTAGTGGGGCTGTTACATCTACCGGAGTACTGGTAGGTGCGTCAGCGACCGTGTCGAGTACTAGCGGGAATGTCTCGACGCTGTCCGTTCTTGTTGGCGCGTCCGCTACGACTTCGGCTAGCTCTGGCGCGGTAATCAGGATCGGGGTACTCTCCGGGCTATCGGCTACGTCGCCTGGAAATGCGCAAGGTGATGTAGGAATTGCCGGAAGCCCGATCATAGATATTGCTGGAACATCCAGTACTTTGTCGAGCACTAGTGGTGCTCTCACGTCTGTCCTGTCGGCCATTGGTCTTTCCGGTACTGCTTCTATAGGCAGCGGTACGATAGGTCTTGAGGCATTTATATCCGCCATGTCCGCTACTGTGGCTAATGCGTCAGGTACCGTCTCGACTAGCTACGCCATTAGCGGTATGTCGCCGACGGGAACTCATGGTGACGGCACTATCGGGATTGTCTCGCCGGTCACTGTTGGCGCTTCTGTTGCTGTTAGCGGTGGTGATGGTGTTGTAGTCCTTAGTATGGTCGTTGGCGGGGAGTCTTCGACCGACAGCAGTTGTGATGGGTTCATAGGGTACATTTACCCGTTCGACGGCTCATCCGCGACTGTGTCTGGCGCGGTAGGTGTCATCGCTCTTGCGGAGGAGATCTCAGGGTCGTCCGCGACAGGTTCGAGTGCGTCTGGATTCATCGCACTAGAGCTATCGATTGATGGTGTGTCGGTTACGGCGTCTAGTGGCGATGGCGCTATCGTTGTTGAGATAGAGCTAGATGGGTACTCGGCTACTGTCTCTAGTGGTTATGGCTCGCTTGTAGACTTCAATGCTTGCGATGGTTTCTCTTCGACGGTTTCGTATGCCAGTGGGTATGCTAATCCTCCGTTCAAGCCGACTGATTTCCCTGCGTTCGTTCAGGCCAATATATTCGCGTGTACGGTACCGGCCGCGATCTATGCTGATGTAGTACAGGCGACCATTTATGCCGAAGTTATTCCTTCGGACGTTGATGCTGATGTTGTTGATTCCGATATCTATGCTGAAGTAATTCCTGCTATTATTACGGCGAATATGGGGTGACGTATGGTTACTATGGCATACCCGCAGGAAACTGCGATGCCGGTTCAGCAGTACACGATGTACTTCCCGCAAGGGAATGACATCCAGGTAACGGCGCACTATCCGGGGATACCCTCGGGTACCGTTAACGGCAAGTCCGAGTTCTACTACAAGACCGACAGGACGACTCCGGATAGCGATCCCAGCACCAAGGTCTATACGGCGAACATCGTAGATGACCCGAACAACCAGGCGGCGACGATGTCGCAGTTCCTCATCCCGGCGGCCGACAACGGTACGGCCGGAGCGATGTGGTGGAGGATCGACGCAATCGACCAGTACAACAACAGAAGTACGGTCGGGTTCGGAACGCTGCTAGTGGAGGCTGTGTGATGGCCCAGAAAGAGGAACACTCGAACATGCCGGCGCAGCTGCTGAAGTACTGGACTGAGGGGGCTGGCGCGGCAAAGCTTCACTGGGGAGTTCCCGGTGACTTCGACACTTGCCTCGCGGTTGTTGGCAAGTATGTTCCGGCCGCGATGGTCAAGGGGATGTGTGCGAATCTGCACCGCCATGCGACCGGAGGCTGGCCCGGGCACGCTCCGGGCCTAGAAGAGTCCCTGACAAAAGCCAGGGAAAAGAGGGGGTAGACGCCGGATCTAGGATGGCGTATACTCGCGCGTAGGAGATGACAGGAGTCGAACTGATGAGCGAAGGTGCGACGGAAGCCGGGGCTGGGCCCGCAACGGGTCAAGGCTCCCCAGCCGGAACGGCAGGAGAAGGCTCCGGTGGCGAAGAGGGTGCGACTGATCTTGATACCGGCCAAGGCCAAGGCGAGTCCGGGGATCAGGGCGATGCTGCTGCCCAGCTAGCGCACTGGAAGGAAATGGCTCGTAAGCACGAGAAGCGGGCCAGGGAGAACTCAACTGCGGCTGCGAGGCTCAAGCAGATCGAGCAGGCGAACATGACTGAGCTTGAAAAGGCTCAATCCGCTCAGCGTGAAGCAGAACAGCAGCGTGACGAGGCACTAGCGACTTACGCTCGTGTCATGGCCGCGGCAGCTCATAATCTTCCGGTAGAACTCATTGATGTCCTCGGGACCGGAACGGACGAGGAGATCAATGAGCGAGCAGAGCTACTTCAAACCGCCATCGAGGACATGGCCGGGGAGATAGCGGAACAGCTCATAGCCGACAAGATCGCCTCAGGTGAGCTTATTGTCGGGCAAGGCGCCAGCCGGAACGGTGGAGCGCCGCAGGGCCAGCAGGCCGCACGGCCGGTTGAGTCCTTGAGGCCGGGTTCAGCTCCGGCAGGCGCCATGCCAAACACTCCAGAGCAATGGTTCCGCCAACTGCTCCACGGATCGTAGCGCTAGGCAGGCCCTAGCGCGGGAAGGGCCTTAATGGCTGTTTACAACGAGGGTATCTTCAGGAGCTCAGGAACTCCTGACCCTCTCGTGCCGCAGCCCCTCGCTGCGACCATTATCCAGGAGGCGCCCAAAGCCTCCGCCGCACTCACGCTCATGAACCGGACGACCCTGTCCTCCAAGACCCAGCGTATGCCAGTGCTCGACGTTCTGCCGATGGCGTACTGGGTCGGCGGGGACACCGGCATGAAGCAGACGACCCAGATGGCGTGGCAGAACGTCATCATGGTCGTCGAGGAACTCGCTTGCATCGTGCCGATCCCGATCGCGTACCTTGACGATGCGGAGGTGCCGCTCTGGGCGCAGGTTCAGCCCAGAATCACCGAAGCGGTTGGTGCGCTGATCGACTCGGCGGTCCTGTGGGGAATCAACAAGCCGACGACCTGGGGCGAGGCAGTCTTCACCGGAGCGGAGAAGTCGGGCCACTGGGTGACTGAGGGCGCTGGGACGGACCTTGGCGTGGACGTGTCGACTCTGGGCCAGCAGATGGCTCAGACCGGCTACACGGTCAGCGGGTTCGCGGCGATGCCGGGTATGAACTGGAAGCTGGTCGGTATCCGGTCGGCGCAGGGCGTACCGATCTACCAGCCCGATATGACCGGCACTCCGGGCGGCAAGCTGTACGGCTACAACCTCACGGAGATCAACAACGGTTCCTGGCAGATGCCAACGGCGGGTGCACTCCTGCTCGCCGGGGACTTCTCCAAGGCAATCATCGGCATCCGGCAGGACATCTCCTTCAAGATGTTCACAGAGGGTGTCATCTCGGACGACACCGGCAAGGTCATCCTCAACCTCATGCAGCAGGACGCTGTGGCGATGCGGATGGTCATGCGTCTCGCCTACGCGACCGTGAACCCGGTCACTGTCATGAGCGCCGGCAAGACGATCACTCAACGGTGGCCGTTCGGTACTGTCCTTGGTGTCGGTACTGCTGCTCCGGCTTCCGCTCCGATCAATGTCATCCAGACGTACCCGGGTGGTACGCTCCTGTCCGCCGAAGCGGATGCGGCGGCAGCGGCCGACGCTGCTGAGGAAGAGGCGAGCACGCCGGTGCGCGGGCGTGGGCGTGCGCGCTCCACCACGAATGGAGGAGAAGAGTAGTCATGACGCTGCCTAGCCTCGCCACGCCGGATGATATTGCGGCGAGGCTAGGCCGCAACCTCAATCAGGTGGAAGGTGCTCGGGTACAGGGGTTGCTTGATGACGGGTCGGGAATCTTGCGGAGGTACTGCCGCCGTGACTTCCTGTCCTATACGTCCGACACGATCACTACCACGGCTGACGGCGGCATCATCAAGCTGACGTCGTGGAAGCCGATCCAGTCGATCGACACAATCATCGCGCTGTCCGGTACGCCCGGCATCCAGGACATTCAGGTGACCTGGTACCACTTCGATGCGGTTGACAAGATCACCGTGTTTAACCCGTCGCTATCCGGTATCATCAACCTGCCGGAGATCTGGTATGAAGAGACGTTCTGGTGGGGCGGCTCGTTCAAGATCACCGGCGCGCATGGATTCTCAGAGACGCCTGCGGATGTGATGGCCGTCCTGTGTAATGCCGTCTGTTCGGAGCTAGCGACTCCTACGCAGTCGGCAACCCTGATGAGTGAGTCCGTTGGGGCTTACTCGTTCTCGATGCGTCGTACGTCTGGCGCGGGGCTGAACGCCGCGCTGATCGACGCCGGTATGAAGACCGCTCTACAAGACTACAGGCAATCGTACGGAACAATGAAGGTGAGGTTGTAATGACCGTAAGCTGCGCAATGAATGCTGCTCCGACTTCGCCAAACCACGGAGACACGGTTACCGTCACGTACACCGTCGATGGGAATGATCCGATCTCTCCGCAGACTGTGTCGATCACCGGCACGGTTGTGGTCGGCGGCGTCAGCCAGGACGTATCGACCTCGATCACGTTGCCGGGTACTCCGGCCGCATCGGTCTCGTACGAGGTGCCGGTTTGCTCCGGTCTCTCATTCGTCTCAACGTCCGATCCGTCAGTGTTCACCGCGGTTGTTCCGTGACGGTTACGATCTCCGGCGCGGTTGTCGTGGGCGGGGTTAGATACCCGCTCACGACGGAGGTCGTGTTGCCCGATTCTGATTCCGCACCTGCGGAGGAGGTGAAGTTATGTCTATCGACTGGCAATGGGTGGTGATGAAGAACTTCGCCGTAAACATGACGCTTGTGCGGCGAGTGCTTACTGGTACGCCGGATGCGTACGGCAACGACGTGTATACCGACGTGATGATCCAGGTTCCGCAGTGTGTGTTTGTTCCCGCAGGTAGTTCCGAGAATCTTGTCTTTACTGATCAGGTCTCCCAGACGGACACCATATTCTTCCCGCCTGGCGTTGTTGTCACCGCTCTTGATGCCGTTATATACAACGGCGATACGTACGAGATCCAGGGTGAGCCTAGCTACTGGACGTCGCCGTTCTCTGGCCGGGAGTCTCCGATACGTATCAATGTTACTCGGGTTACGGGTGTGACGATATGACTGATGTGACGCTGACCTTCAACCGGCAGGGCGTACATGATATGCTCAATTCGGATGACATGCGCGCGGTGATGGAGTCGCGTGCGGAGGAGATCCGGATGCGTGCCGAGGTTATCGCGCCGATCTATATCAAGAAGGGCGATCCTCATCCAGGACGGTACAAGGCGAGCTTCCATGTTAGGTCTCACTTGAATGGAGGCGCTACTCACGATAGGGCCGAGGCACTTTGCTACAACGATGCCCCGGAGGCGTTCTATGTTGAGTTCGCTCACTGGGGTGCTGAGCCCGAGCATATTCTTGCCCGGGCAGCATTCCGGCCGCTGAAGGGGATGGCGTGATGACTGTACCAATCTTCCCCGATCCTGAGACTATGTTGTTGACGCTACTAGCTCCTCAGAACCCTAGCTATCGGTTCGCCACGATTATGCCGGCGACGAACCCTGACACGATCACCGTGTTGATTCGCCGGTCGGGTGGCGGTAACCGGCATATTGGTCTTGACCGTCCTACGATGGACATTGATGTATTTGGTCCTAAGTCCCAGGTTGGTAATGTCTCGGCTGCGGCAAGAGATCTCCAATCGCAAATCCTGTCGCTTATGAGCGCAACAGCTCCGAACGGAGGCGTGATACAGCATACATCGACCGTTACTGGCCCAAGACAACTTCCGGAGGTTAACCCAAACTACGTTCGCTACTCAGCAACTTACGAACTCCAAACGCATTCCTAGGAGGAATGGTATGTCACCCGTGAAGCAGGACGCAGCCGAGCAATATGACCTTCCCGTACCCCTCTCCGGTCTTCCCACGCCGTCCACCGGCACCTACAAGAACAGCGACTTCCTCTACGCGGCCGGTGACGTCGTCATTTGGGTCGGACAGCCGAACAACGCCTCGCCGCCGACGGGCTTTGAGGATCCATCCTCGCTCGGCTCCGGCATCTACAAGTGCTGTGGGTGGGCCGACGTAGCCGGTTACATCTTCAAGCTTGATGAGACCATCAAGGACATCCCGGCCGCCGGGCTGTTGACTCCGGTGCGCTCGATCCTTACCGGCGGCGTCAAGACGGTCCAGGCGACCTATCTGGAGGCGCTCAACCCGTACGTCCGGTCTCTGTATGACGATGTGCCGATCTTCCCGGTCGCGTCCTCGCCGCTCAAGCCGCCTACGACTCCGACCACCGCCCTGCCGGCGAACTCCTCAACGTACATCCTTCCGGACCCACCGGCCGACAACCGGTACTCATTCATCTTCGACTCAATCGACGGCGTGAAGCGGCAGCGCCTGTACGCGCCGTACGCGAAGGTCACTGCTCGCGGCAACGACCAGGTCCAGCAGGGCGACATCGTCATGTCGGACATGACGGTGACGTTCTACCCCGGCACGATCGGCACCGTCACGAATGCCGTCGTCCAGCGTAGCATTACGTGGGGCGAGTCGATGACGGCGTACTTCACGTGAGCGAGGACCAGGGCCAAGAGCCTTTCGATGATGTGCCGGTCGATGTTGACCTCGACCTGCTAGACGAACAGCTACGCAAGGAAGTTGTCGGTGAGTCGACAACCGTCCGCCTCGACGGCAAGATCGTTCACATATCGCACGCCAAGGACTGGTCGTCAACCGCGATGCGCGCGGCGTCGGCCGGTGACTGGGACACCTGGGCACGCGAAGTCATTGACGACGATGCGGAGTTCCAGATCTGGGTCGCGGCCGACCTTCGCAACTACCAGATCGAAGCGGTGTTCAACGAGTGCGGTAGGCAGTCTCGGATGAACATGGGAAAATCCAGAAGGCGCTCTGGGTCATATCCGAATACTCGGAGGAGGTAGAGGCAGATCTACAGCGCTACTATGGGATAGACCTGCTGTCTAGTCTCGGCGCGGATCTTTCGTGGCGCAGACTACTGGTACTGATAGAGCATCTACCGCCGGAGGGTGCTTTGAATACCGCGATTCGGAACGCGACGCCACCTGAGCAGATCGATGCTGCGGCAGGAGATCCGGCGCAGGCTCCATGGAGTACGCTTGAGTCGCTAGTAGCCGCGCTGATTGATGAGGTGCGGAACTTCGCGTGGATGTACGCCTCCGCTCACTCAAAGACAAGCCCGCAGAAGCCAGAACCGATTCGGCGGCCTGGTGGCGGCAAGCGTCGTGGGCGTAAGCTGATGCGTATGAGCGACGTTAGGGCGCTCGACCCACGCCTGAAGAACATGAGCGACAACGAGATCCGTAAGCTACTTGGCGATAGCCGGGTTGAAGGTGAATCGGCATGACCGACATCTTTGTAGGTTCTGTCGCGGTAGGTGTCGTTCCTGATGCTCGCGGGTGGGAAGACAAGCTACGCCAGCAGATAGTTCCGGACTCGCAGAAGGTAGGCGATGAAGCAGGTAATGCCATAGGCCAAGGCATCAAGGACAAGATGAGGCCTGCTGCTGATGAGTCGGCTGATGAGTTCAGCAAGGAATTCAAGATTCGCCTGAAGGCTGCGCTAGACAAGCTACCGAAAGCGCAGCTTGAGGGTGACACGACCGGCATTGATGCGAAGCTGGAAGAGGTACGGCTTCAGATCAAGGCGATGTCCGAGCAGAAGCTTATCGATACTTCGAAGGCAACTCGTGATCTCGACAAGGTAGCACTAGAGATCGCGGCGCTGCGTGCTGAGGCGGGTAAGGGGATCTCGCTTGAGGTAGATACTAAGTCGAAGCAGACGCTTGATGTCCTGGCGGGCCTGAAGGATGTTACGAAGGGGGTTGGCGGTGCTGCTACCGGCGGCCCGCTCGCGACTCTGTCGAAGGACATCACCGGCCTGGAGAGTGCTGTCAGCACCGCGGCAGGCGCTATCTCGGCGGGTACCGGTATCGTAGGCAACCTTATCAGTATTATGGGGTTCGGCAGCGTAGCTGGTGCTGAGCGGGCGCGTGCGGGTGGAGGGGGATTCGGAGGTATCGGCGGTATCGCTTCTGGGATTATCGGCGGTGGCTTCGGTAGCTTCATCCCCGGTATCATGCGGATGCTTGGCGGTGGCGGTGGCCAGCGAGCTATAACCGCAGGTGGCGCAGCCGAGGCAGTTCTGTCCGGTACCGTTATGCGCGCTATTGAGTCGGAGGGTATGCGCGCGATCACCTCAGGCGTACGGCAGGATATTCCGTGGAATCTGCTTACCCTAGGCAGTGCCGCTCGCGGTGGGAGGCGAGGTCTCTTCAGCGGGCTGCTAGGGATGTTGAGTGGCCGTGGCGGTGCTATAGCGCAGGCGCTCGGAGGTTTCCATAGCAACCTGTTCGCTACCGGTGGTGGAGGTGGCCTTGTCGGGCGCGGTATCACCGGCGGCATCGGCAATATCCTCGGGGCGTTTGGCTGGGGTGGCTACGGCGGGGGTGGCGGAGGCATCTTCTCAAGGCTGTTGGGGGCCGCTGGTGGTGGCGGCGGTGGTGGCGGTATTAGTACTCTCGCCAGTACGGCTGGCGCGGATCTGAAGTCTCTTGCCGCGCCAGGGATCATGCCGTATCTGCTAGGTGCCGGAGCGGCTGCTTCCCCGTTCATAGGGCAGATTCTCGGAAGCATGCTTATAGGCGCTCTCGGGACAGGCCTTACCGGTGTAGGTCTCACCGGCGCGTTTATGACCGGTCGGCTGGCTAAGCCTATGGCCGGTCTAGGCAAGCAGGCGACGAGCAGCCTCAAGGACATCGGTACTCCGTTTGTGAATCCCCTCAAGGATATCATAAAGGATGCCGAACACCTTATGAAGATTATGCAGCCGTGGTTCAAGATGGCTTCAAAGGCCATAGCTCCAGGGTTTGAGACATTCATAGGTGCTCTCCTGAAGGCATTCGGGACTCCGGCCGTCCAGAAGTCGATTGAGGCGGTTGCGAACGCATTCGACCTTTTGCTTGTTGCTATGGCGAAAGGCGTTGGTCCTGGAGTTACGTCGATAGCGAATGCCATCACGCAGCTCGCGAATGCCGTAGCGCAGAATCCGAAGGCATTTGCTGACTTCATTGGATTCCTAGTCGATATAGGTGTATGGGTTATCAAGGCGCTCGCCTACCTTACGCTTGCGGCCGCATGGATGGAGACTCACTGGTCGCAGATCTGGAAGTACGGCGGGTTCGTATTCAACGGGTTCGCGACTGCGGTCAAGGTCGGGATCACGATGATCACGACGATGGTCAAGGTCTTCGCCGATCTGCTACAAGGGCACTTCAATAAGGCGTGGCATGATCTGCTATCGGGCGCCAAGAAAATTTGGGGCTTGATGGAGAAGGAATTTACTATGTTCTGGCATTCGCTACTTGCGATTGCCGGGCATTTCCTGGATGGGCTTCGGCATAACATAGCTCATACCTTTGACGATATCAGGAGCGATATAGCTTCATGGTTCGATAGCGCTATTGGCTGGATTACGACGCAGGGGTCGAACCTCATTGATGGTTTGTGGCATGGTATCTATAGTACCTGGGACAATGATATCGTGCCGTTCTTCACTAAGACGATACCTCAGAACTTTACAAACTGGTTCATGGATGCTGTACACTGGCTAGTCAACGCCGGGAACAACGTCCTTATGGGGTTGTGGCACGGAATCTATAATACGTGGACTAATGATATTGTCCCGTTCTTCACGAGGACGATCCCGCAGAACTTCAGCAACTGGTTCTCCAACGCCATACATTGGCTAGAGCACGCCGGTGGAGATATAATCAGCGGTATGCTCAATGGCATTGACTCAGCTATGGCCAACATCGGTAGCTGGATCGACTCGCATGTCGTGGTGCCGCTTGAGAATGCCGTGAAGAATTTCTTCGGGATCAAGTCGCCCGCAACCAGGATGCGGCCGATTGGTGCGAACCTCATCACCGGTATCATTCATGGTATGATCGGCGAGGGTAAGCATCTCGGCAAGTTCGTCGCGGACATCTTCGGCTCTTGGCCGCACGCGATCCTCTCGTACGTCTCGAAGGGCCTGCTTAGTATCAAGGGCCTGCCTAAGGCGGCAATGAACGCGATCGGTAGCGCTCTTGGATGGGGGTCTAGCACCCTCAAGCGTGGTCTCGGGTCCGCTGCCAATATCCTCGGCGGTCTCTGGAACTTCATAACCGGCAGGGCCGCCGGTAAGCCTGGCGCGGGTGTCCATCAATGGCTAGGGACGGTCCTGAGGGCGCTTGGGATGCTACACCTACCCGCGTCGCTCGCGAACCAGGTTCTGTACCAGATGACTACTGAGTCGGGTGGCAACCCGAATGCGATCAACCTGACGGACATCAACGCCAGGATGGGCGACCCGTCGCGCGGTCTCCTCCAGGTTATCGGTACTACGTTCGGGGCATATCACGTGCCGGGCACCTCGTATGATATCTATGACCCGCTCGCGAACGTGGCCGCGGCAATCAACTATGCGTATCACCGGTACGGCCCCGGTCTTATGCGTGGCGGTCAGGGCATGGGTTCCGGTCACGGTTATGATACTGGTGGCTGGCTTCCTCCGGGGGTTACTATGGCAGTTAACAGGACCGGTCGGCCGGAAGCGATCTTCACGCAAGAACAACTAGAGCAAATGGGCGGGACTCAGTATCACGCCCACTTCGATGGGCTGACTGGCGCGGCTATTGAGCAGCATGTAGTTGTGGCGTTCAACCTAATGACGATGAAGCAAGGCGCTATGCAGCGACAGGGGAGGCGATCCTGATGTCAGTTGCTCCTGTACCACTAGTCATATCGTACATCGACCCTGACAACAACACCTGGAACTTCTCTGACTACACGATGCAGAATGGGTACTGTTGTTCAGCTATATCAGGTATCGAAGGCATCCCGTTGATGCTACAGACGCTTCCGCTCCTCGATGGTTCGGCCGTACCGGTAACATATATTCCGCAGCCTGGTACGATTGGCTTGGCTATCCTGCTGAGCCGACCGGCGTCCGATAGTGAGAATGATTACTACAAGCTGCTCGATGACTTCGTGCGGGCGTTCATCCATCGTCGCAACGAGACTCCCGCGCCAGGCACGCTCATCATTACGCGGCCGGACGGTACGCAGCGGCAGATCAACGTCTTTACGCTGACCGGACTAGATACGCCCGACGTCGGCAAGAATAATACGTGTCTGTACTCGCTTGCGCTACAGACTCCGAATCCGTTCTGGCAGGACCTCACTCCGTCGCAGGTGAATTTCGTTATGCCATCGGCTACCGGTATCCTGCCGGAGCTGCCGGTTGATCTTGATGGTCCTGCTCTCTTTGGCAATGCTTCTGTCAACAACATCGGTACCGCGCTCGCCTACCCGACCTGGACTATCACCGGGCCGGGGACTCCGACTGTCACGAACAATACGACAGGGCTGTCCTGGAGTATGAATACGGCGATCCCGGCCGGGCAACAGGTACAGGTCGTTACGCAGCGCGGACAGCAGATGGCCGTCAATATCACGACCGGCGTTAGTGTATGGGGTCAGCTCGTTATGAATACGCCACGTAACTTGTGGCCGCTAGTAGGAGGTAACAACTCGATAACTGTCAATATGCCAGGTTCAACTACTGCGTCGAAGGTGAACATGAGCTACTTCAATCAATGGAACCGAGCATGAGTACGCCTAATGGTACGCGGCCGGGCGTAGATCCATACCTCACTAGTCCCGACTATGTTGATGAGTTCTTTGAGAACGGTACCGTCGGCGCTACCGTTGCGACTACTAATACCTCATTTAACAGTACTGCGATGCCGAATGGCAGCCTGACGTTCATGACGCCTGGCTATACCGGCCTAGGCGCTAACTCATCAGCGGCTCCGCTTAATTGGGGATCGGCTGCCGCGACTGCCGGTTGGAATGTTCCGACGGCGGCTGGGCAGGCTTACTCTCAGCATGCTCTCTTTTCCTCGTATCCATACCGAACTGTGATGATCTGTCAGATGCAGACTGCGGCCGGAGCGCAGGTAGCGGATCTTGAGATGAGGTCAGACGGTCGCCTACAGATAATTAACAATGCTAATGCTGTGCTAGTCGTTAGCTACAATCCGGTTCCGCTCAATCAATGGGTCAAGATCAGGTTTACTGTCTATCCTGATCCGTCGGCCGGAACTGCCAAGATTGAGATATTCTACTCGCCTGCCGCAGCGATTGCTGATGACTCCTCGTCAGTAGCTTTTGTCGCGATACCGGGCGGTCTATCCGGCAAGGCATGGTTCGGTCTCGATACCCGGTTCGCGGTAACGTGGAATGCTGAAGCCCTGACGAATCTCGGCGCTTCGGTACCGATCGCCTCTTCACTTGCCGCGCTCCAGGCGAACGGTTTCGTGTACTCCGACACTAACTTCGGGCATAACCAGACAATCCCTAATCCCGCGACGTACACGTTCACCTCGACGCATACAAAGTCAGTGAACTGGGGCGTTGAGCTTCACACGATTCCGTACTCGTATGCCGCGTCACCGTCGGTCAACATCATCAATGCGTACAACCAGTTCGCCGAGAACCCTAACGCGCAGGTAGCCGGTACGCATTCCGGAGCCGCCGCGACGTCTCATGTGATCTCTGTACCGACCGCTACCTGGGCCGGCAATGCCTTGTTCGTAGCCTTTACGTTCGGCGTCGCTGGCATCACAGGGACGGTAGCTGATAGCGCAGGCAATGTGTTCACGCAGGTTGGGTCGCAGGCGCTAAACGGGAGTCCTGGCGTTAACCTGTATGTGTACCAGGCGACCGCGCCGGTAAAGGCTATCGCAGCAAATGGTACCGTTACGATCACGCCGAGCGCGTCGGCTCCGTGTAACGCTATCGCGTTCTGGGGGTATAGCTGCGGTACCGGCGTGCTGATGAATGGGTCGGCCGGGAATAGCGCCTCTATAGCGACAGCTACTGGAACGCTCCCGACTAACTCATCAGGGATCTTCGCTATCCAGTACAACCAGACGCTCGTGAATACGTTCTCGGCTCCGGTCTCAAATACTGGAAATATTAGCGGGTCTGGCGCGGGATTCATCTCGGTGGGGTTCCAGGGCGAATTTGGTACCGGTACCGTCACCGTCACGAGTACTACGTCGGCTGCCGATAACTGGGCACGGATATTGATTGCCTCACCGGCAACGGTGAATACCGGTCACCTAGGGATATCGCAAGCTGTCACTAGTCAGTATATCTGGCTTCTGCTAGCGATTAGCGGTTCTGCCGGAGGGTCGCCTACGGTTACTGATAGCCATGGGAACACATTTACGCAGGTCGCATTCTACGCACTCTCTTCTGGGCAGCGCGTCTTCCTGTTCCAGTCTAGCGCGGCGGTTACGTACGCGGCTAGCGGTGATTGGTATTCGGTAGCTACTAGCTACTCGATTAATGGCTGGGCGGAGATGTTTGCGGTGAGCGGCGTTCTGACGGCCGTTGCGCCATCATTCACCGCGGACAACACCGGCACTAGTGCAACGCCGACGATCTCGAATGCTACGGTCGGGACAGGCAACAATGCTGTCCTGTGGATAGCGGGCAACAATACTGAAGCGGAGGTAGTTCCGTCCGGGTTTACTCACCTCAATCCTGGTACCGGTTCCGGGGGTACCGGCGGTTACGCGGGTACGTATGCGGCGCTCGGTATCGCGTACTATGCCGACCGTACCGGTACACTAGTCATCAGTCCGGACTGGGTGTATGATGACTTTAATGCTTCAATAGTTTATACCGGCAACTGGGGTAATACTCAGAACGGTCAGAACTTGACACCGCCCGCGACATGGTATGGCGGTACTCAGCACTTCTCAAATATCACAGGGAACTATGCGACGCTTAACTTCAACATGCCGATGAGCGGCAGCTTGTATATTCAGTTCTCTGTCGATACGAACAGGGGTATAGGATCTGTATCAATTGATGGCGGAACTGCTGTCCTTGTCGATACGTACTCATCAACTCTTCACAATAATTTCATGGTTTGGAAATCTCCTATTCTTTCCAAGGGCAGCCATACGGTAGTCATTACAGTAACCGGAACGAAGAATGCAAACGCAACTGGTTACTATGTTGGTATTGATGTACTCTCAAATATGCCCATCGTAAGTGGGTATGGCACTATACCTGCTGGAGATTCTTCGATAGTCAACGTTGTATCAACCAATGTAGCTACATCAGGCTCATTCTCGGTTACCGATACTCAGGGGAATGCATATACACTACTGATGTCGAATACGGCTCCCGGTAATGTCGTGTCGCAGTTCGTATTCGTTTGTTTGAGCCCGAAGGCGCTTGGCGCTAGCGATACAATTTCAGTTACATGTACTACGTATTTTGAGGGGTATGCGTCTGCGTACGGTATACAAGGGGTGAACTCGCTTATCGCTACGGCTCCTGGTGGTAGTGTTACCGCTAGTTCCGTAGACATGAAGGTGACCGTCTCTAGCCAGTGGGCTCCTGTACTGCTATCTGCGACTGTCGCGGTCATAGGATCGGTGCCGTCGCCTAACGGCCTATGGACTGCTATAGACAACTTGACGATGTCCGGTACCCTCGCCGGAACGATATCACAGAATCTATCATTCAATGTGATGTCGAATGGCCAGCCGACTTCATGGTCGTACCTCCTAGACAACTGTACTGTCAAGCAGTACGCGAAGATCCCGGCACCTCCGGATCAGTCGGTGTGGGTAGACATCCTCAACACGAGCTTCGTTAGCCAGGGGATGGTTCAGTACGCGACCGTTACCGCGACGCTCTACTACAACGCGGTAGGATCATGGACTATCCTTGTGCCGTACTCGGAGTGGTTGTGGAAGCAGATCACGAGCGGCGACTTCATAGTCAGGGTGAACTGGCGTAACCTGTTTGAGTTTGGCGGCAAGTGTGAGCAGCCCGCGTATGTTGACTCGCTACCAGGCTCCATGGGAGCGTCGGCTGGTACGTCCGGAAACTACTCAGGACCATTCATCACCCTGAATGGTGGGGATTATCTCCAGATCCTCGCGAACCGGATCTGCTACCCGGACCCGACGAAGGCATGGTCCGGCCAGCTGCCCGGTGATGCGGATGTCGTTGTCAATACTCCTCTTGAGACGGCTATCAAGCATTACGTCTCGGTCAATGCTGGATCGGGAGCTATCTCAGGCCGGTCGCATCCACTTCTTGATGTTGCTACTGATCAGGCACGCGGCCCGAATGTCAACTACTCGGTCAAGTTCGGGTCGGGTGTCGACCTTGGGCTGCTTGATGTCCTGCGGGCGATGATATCTCAGGCATACCCGAATTCGCCTAGCCCGAACATGGGATTCAGAATAACGCGGAATGGGCAACGTCTCCTGTTCGATGTCTATACCCCGGTTGACAAATCGCAGACGGCATACTTCTCAGAGGAGCTTGGCAACCTTACTTCTGTCAATCTCTCCCTGACTGATCCAACGTGTACCGACGCGCTTGTTCAGGGATCGACTCCAACGACTTCGGGCAGCGTGTTCTATCAGCTATCCGGTAACAACATAACTCCATGGAACAAGACAGAAGTATTCGTTGATGGCACGAACGAGACCGATACGAACAACATACATACGCTTGCGAGCAATCAGTTGTTCTCTGGTACTTGGGGCCCAACCCTGGGCAATACCGTATCTGATACTCCGTTCTGTGTATACGGTCGCGACTATATCCTTGGTGACATCGTTACGATCGAGGTGCGCCCCGGCATCACTTATACTGACGTTGTTACGAGCGTTACGCTTACCGCTGACGCTTCACAGACGCCAACGCTTAATGTCGTGCCTACAATAGGCAATTCGACCGACTCGACTTCAGCAGACAAGAGTGTCATAAATCAGCTCACGAGTCGCATTAGGAATATTGAGAAGAAACTGCGGAGGGTAACGTGACCACGTATGACGCCCGGCCTAGCGCCTTCACTCAGCTTACGACGACAACCGAGTGGGAAGCGTTCTGTTCCGCCGCGAACATCTATGACGGTGTCGATAGCAGTAACAGCTTCGCGCCATCACTCGATACGGGCGGCCGCAATGCTGTGATGGGCGCGGGTTCCTGTCTTATCAAGGGCATGTTGTGGCGGGCGGATGCGAACGTATCAGTACCCATCCCTGCTGCAGCATCCCAAGACAGGATTGACTACCTCGTTCTCCAGCTGAACCGCGCCGCGTCAACGTCACCAACCGTCATCCAGCCGGTCGTCGTCACCGGCGCTCCGGCAGCTACCCCGGTACCGCCTACGCTAACTCAGAACGCGACCGGGATTTTCCAGATCCCGATATCGCAGTGGACGGCACATTCGACTGGTGTCCTCGACACGATGTACGACGCGAGACTGTATACTCAGCGAGCGCCCCGGAAGATCGCGAACATAGGCTCTCACGTAGCGAACAGCACGAACTACTTCAGCGTGCATCAGTCAGTATATATTCCGCCGCTCGATTGCGCGGCTGGCGCGGTAGTCCATAAGTTCAGGGTCGCCGGGAACGGTACGCAGGCGACCGGTACTGCCGTTCAGATGAACTGGCAACTCGCCTATCAGGGCAACACCATTACACAGGTCGGCGACAATGGCAATATTCCGGCCGGGGTAGGGTTCAACTGGCTGTATGATGGAGAGTTCATGATATTCCCGGATGGTTCCGCTATGTCTCTGAGTACCATGGTGCAGTCTCGCTCGATTAATACTCCAAGTACCGCGCAGAGCACGAAAACTCAGTCTCAGACGTTCGCGGCCGGATATATCAATATAGGTCAGGGCGGCAGTATAGCGCTCCAGATAGGATGGGCGTCGATAACAGGATCTCCGATCGCTACCGGTCTCGGCTTTGCATACGAAAGAGCGCAGGTGAGTGTTTAGTCTTGATTCTATCTTCTACGGTGGCCTGATTGCCGTCGGGGTAATCCTGATTACCGCCGTGTATGATGAGATCAAGATTAGGGCTTACGAGAGAAACCTCAGGGTACCTCCCTGTATCAGGAAAGGCAGGAAGAGATGGACTACGAAGAGAAGCGCGAGGATGAGGCACCGCGCGATCCACTAGCGCCGGAACTTCGGCAGGTTAGGCCGGCACCGGAGCCTGTCGAGGAGGGTCACGAGTTCTGGGCGAATCCCGGCGACGACGAAAGGCCAGAGTCAGATCTGGCGCAGCTTACTAGGCGAGCGGAGGAACAGTAGTGTCACTACAACGAGTTTGGATCCCTAGTCCGAACTACAGCAGCCGGGGCGGTTCCTCGGTGCGCCTGATCGTGCTCCACACGGCTGAAGGCGCGACCACGTACGAGTCCCTGGGCAACTACTTCGCGAGCAGCAGCTCGGGAGTCTCCTCGCACGTCGGCATCGACGACAAGCGTGGCAAGTGCGGCGAGTACGTCTCGCGCGGGAATAAGGCTTGGACGCAGGGAAACGCTAACCCGGTGTCGGTCGCAGCCGAGCTATGCGGGTTTGCTTCCTGGTCCGACTCAACCTGGCGGAACAGTCACCACAACATGCTGCTGAACGCGGCCGACTGGGTGGCCGAGGAAGCCGCCAAGTTCAACATCCCGATCACGAAGCTGACGGCATCGCAGGCACAAGGGTCCGGGCGCGGCGTCTGTCAGCACCGCGACCTAGGCTCATGGGGCGGTAACCACTCCGACTGCGGGAACGGTTTCCCCATGGACTACGTGCTCGACCTGGCGCGGGGTGGGACGCCTCCACCGTCCGGGGGAACGCCGCCATCCGGCGGGGGTACCGCGCCACCACTTCACGTTGACTACTTCGGGCCTGCGAACGGTCACAACTATACCTGCGGCGACGTTCAGGTCTGGCAGGCCCAGATGTCCGGACGCGGGTGGACGATCGGCGTCGATGGCATCTACGGGCCGCAGTCCGACAACGTCTGCCGGCAGTTCCAGGCAGAGAAGGGCCTGTCGGTAGACGGCATGGTCGGGCCGCAAACGTGGAACGCCACGTGGACCGCGCCCATCACGTAATACACAGAGAGGGAAGGAAATGGCAAAGGCATCATTCACCGCTACCGTAGTCGGAGTTGTCGCGAATCCGCTCAATGCGGGGGCGGGCGCTACCTACGGGCACTTCTACCTGAAGGTCAAGTCGACTGCCCCGGACTGCGTCGTCGCGCTCGAAACCTCACCGGACAACACGACGTACACCGAGGTGGCGCGGGTCACCGGCTCGAAGTGGGGGTACTCCAGGTCAGACCTGCGAGCGCAGTACGCTCACGTCAACGTTATCAGCCTGGGGACTAACGCGCCCCCACTAGCAGCGGTTATTGCCGCGAACCCGTAGAAGTGAAGGCGCTCGTATGGCACGTGTGGCGGATACTGTCGGTGTTCATCGCAGCGGTGATCGTCGGCGTGTCCGCCACAGACATCCTCAGTACCCTACATAAGGAATCAGTACTGCAGGTTGTCATCATCTCAGCATTCACGGCACTCCTAGCGGAGATCATTGGACCTCGCGCGTTTACAGGCGGCTCACGAAAGAGGAAGGTTCGTGGAGAAGCAAAGCCAAGTATCACACCACCAGCGTAGTATGATCTCACGTCAGCAGCTCTGGGAGATGGAGCTAGAGCAGCTGTACCTGGAGCACGAGACGACGGACCCTGACCCGGAGATGTGGCGATGGAGTCCGCTAGAGCTGGCGGAGTTCGACCGGATGCTCACGGTCGCGACGCAATGCCTGGTGGGGTTCCACCTAATCAAGTTCTGCGAGGCGGGCTGCGGGATTGGGACCAAACTGTACCTCGCGAAGATGTACCACGGACTTCAGGAGGTGGGGTATGACATCTCGCACGACTACCTCACCAAGGCTCTAGAGCTGGAGGTAGACGCCCGGTACATGGACCTGCGGACGGACTCGCCGCCATGGGCCGAGTACGACATCGTGTATACCGCGCGGCCGTTCAAGGAAGATGAGTATGAGGTCGCCTGGGAGAAGTCCGTTCAGGAGGGGATGCGTCCTGGCGCGGTACTGATAGCGGCATACACCTCCTTCAAGCCGTACTCCTGGCCGTGCTACTACCGGGCGCCATTCCGGGGAGTCTGGGTGAAGCCGCTGGCGCCGCCGCCAGGGGTGTACGATCAGATGATCAGAAGACAAGAGCCACACGACCCACTCGTTCCAGAGCCGGGGCCGGGCCGGTAGCTCTCGGTAGCGACTTCGTTACGGTAGATAGACCGCTCTAAACGGCTCTAAGACGGCCGTAGAGGCGTTGGACGTACTCTAGGGTAAGTTATCGTAACGGAGCGCTTTCGTCGATTCCTACGTCGGTGTTCGGCTCGTTTAGGGCGGTCTTCGATCGGAACGGTTTCCCGCCCGGAATCGGCCGTCCGGCCATAGCCCTGCTGCGAGCTTCCGCGTCAGCTACGAGTGCGGGAATCCGGTACATCCATTCAAGTTCGCATAGATCGCAATAATTGCTGACCGCTCTTGTGCGTTTCCATGTTACGTGGTAGTCCTTGTTGTTCCAATTCTTGTGTATATCAGTTTCTCCGTAGCTCCTGTACTTCCATTGTCCAGCAGCCGGTATACCTAGATCGGCTAGGTACTCATTACGGCATTCAGGTTCGCATAGACGTACCTCGTAGTCTGATGTGGTCGATGTCATTCTGACTAGGGTCGTGCGTCTCTTGGTCCTGAGTGGCTGCTCCATAATTGCTCCTAGATGATGTGGGTCTTGAGGTGGCCTATATTGACCGAGGTGTCGACGCAGATATTGTATCCGAGGCTGATCGCTCGTATACAGAAGGTGACGTCTTCACCGGCAAGGGAGTCTCCCATTGGGACTTCCTGGAACCATTGGGCGGCCTTATTCGGTAGCTTCTCCCGAATGGCTTCAAAGACGCTCCGGTGTACTAGGAGGCATCCCGCGCCAGTCGCGTCAACGTCAACAACTTCACCAAGTTCATAGTCGGTGATGGAGTAGTATACCGGCGTCCCGTTCTCATCATCGGGCAGACGCCGGAACATAGATGGGTGCTTCGGGAGATCGTTGATATAAACGAGTCCGCCGATGATCAGCGCGTTATGCTTCAGGAGGCGCTCGATCGTATTCCTGTTGAAGACGGTATCGGTATCAGCCATGTACAGCCATTCGCTGCTTGACTCTAGGAACTGCCCGACTAGCTTGTTCCGTGCGGTCGATATGTTAGCGCTCGACCAGTAGTCGATAGTGTCGATGTTCATGTAGCGGACAAGATTCACCAGCGAGTGCATGAATCCGGCGTGTACCATGTCGTTGTGAATATAGCCTATCGCTACCCGGTTTGCCATGTTACGCTCCGTGTTTGTGGTCGAGGTCGTGCTGTAGGCCGAGTCGGTGTAGTGTGTCGTGGAATGTTCTCCAGCACTCTTCGACGTACTCGCTGGGGAATCTCCTAAGACCGCGCAGGCCGCCGAGCGAATTGTAGTGTCTCATATTCATGTGTTTCGCGAATATGTCAGGACCCATGTCGTCGGCATTTATGACTACGATCTTGAGAGGACTGTCTTCCTGTGGGATCATATAAGTCCGGGTCAAAAACCCATATCCTTTCCACCGCTATAGGCGTGCCGAATCCGCCGATCCTGTTCCCGAGGACCACCACTACATCATGGTTGGCGCGGATCGTGCCTAGCCGCTTCTGAAGCTTAGGGAACTGGTACCTATTAACTCTGGCGTATACCTCCTCATCGCTCGTATCGAAGCAGTGAAGCGTCGCTCTTTTGATCAGGTCGGGACGCTTGATTTCCGCTAGGATCTCCTCTATTTCTTTGCCGGTACGCGACCGTTCGTCTTCCACTATGTCCTTATATTCGACCTTCCGGACCATCCCCATATAGATGACGCGCGGACCCTGCTTCCACTTCTCGCCCGGCTGTCGCTGCTTCACGTTCATACCGGCGAGCTGTTCGCCATCGTGCGTCGGGAGCGGAGCGGAGCCTTTTCCCTGTCCTCGTAGGAAACGCTTGACGGACGCTAGGCGTCTCTCGGTACGGTACAGTCCGAATGGGTCCTTGGCGAGGGTCCATTCCTCCATGCGGGCGATAGTCTTGTCGCCTATGCCTGGGATGGCGCGGAGTTCAATCCAGTCATCAAAGCCGTAGCCTCTGCCGGCATTCTCGATACGCTCGGCAATCGCGGGGCCTATCTTCGGGATCTGTCGCCATCCTGCGACTAGCCCTATGTCCGGTACCGCTTGCCAGGTCGCGTTTGAGTGCTGTAGGGATGGCGGTCTTACGTCGATGCTGTGCGCTAGGGCGTCGCGCATCAAACGGAACTGGGTCTCATTATTGCCCGCTGCCTTCGTGAGGCTAGCGGCATAGAACTCGACCGGGTAGTTGGCCTTCAGCCATGCCGTCCAGAATGCAAGCATCGAGTAGGAGACGGCGTGCGCGATGTTGAAGGCGTAGGTACCGGCCGTTACGAGCCGGTTCCAGATCCGCTCTGCTAGCTCCCGGTCGATCCCGTGGAGGCGCTGCGCTCCGTCCGCGAACGCATCGAAGTTCTGCTGGAACGCCGCCTGTCCTGCTTTCTTCGCGATGATACGCCGGATATGGTGAACGTTAGTCCAGTCGAGATCCCCCACTTCCTTCAGACACCGGAGGATATGCTCTTGGTAGATCATTTGTCCGTAGGTATCTTTCGTGATCTCATCGACAATGGGATGGAGAGGGGTAGCTCTTTTACGTCCGTGACGAACTTCGATGTACTCTGCCGTTTGTCCGGAAAACAGAGGTCCAGGACGCGATAGCGCATTGATGTCAGTGATATGCATGAAGTTATCTGGATGAACGTCTCGGTTGACGAGCCGCGTAGCTCTACCCTCAAACTGAAATACTCCGATGACGTCTCCAGAGCGGAATACCTCGATCGCTCTACGATCAGTATCCGGGATCGCATATAGATCCTCCAGAGTAAGGCCGGTCATCCTGAGACACCGGGCGATCATCCCCATAGTACTAAGCCCAAGGAAGTCTAGCTTCAGGGCACCGACGTACTCGGCGTCATACTTATCAATTGAAAGTGTGCGTTCACCGTCCTTCTCATAGATGGCGCATATGTCGGTAAGCGGGGAGTTCGCCACCATCAGTCCGCAGGCGTGGACGGACATCCCGCGTACGTCGCTCTCTAGGCGAGATGCCTTAGCCAGATTCGGCCACGTTTTGAGAACTTCCTTTGCGGCCGGGAACATCTCAAAGGTATCCTCTAGTGTTGCGTCCGCTCGGGAGTCTCCACCCGACCGCTCGATCGCTAGATTGGATACCGTCTCTTTGGCACTTAGCGGTATCTTGTATACCGTCGCTACGTCCTGTAGGCTATTCTTGGCGCGGTATCGAACGAAGTTGCCTATGTGGCCGACACATTCCGCGCCATACTTATAGGCGATGTAGTCATAGACCTTGTAGCGCTCTTCATCAGAGCAGTCTACGTCGATGTCGGGAGGGTCGTGCCGGGTAACGTCAAGGAACCTCTCAAAGATCATGCCGGGATAGCGCCATGGGTTAATCTCGGTGATACGCGTCATGTACGCCACGTCGCTGGCCGCGGTGCTGCCCCGGCCGGGGCCTATCGCTACACCATTGTCCTTGGCCCAGCGGATCGTATCGGAGGTGAAGAGCATGAAGTCAGCTAGGTCTTTGCCGAGAATCATGTCCATCTCGCGCTTGATCCGCGCACCATGCCAGTTCTGTTCGACTACGGGGAGATGTCCTATGCCGCGATAGTTCCATCCCTGCCGAAGCCAATGCCACAGGAGGTCGTCACTATTCCATTCCATCATACACCTCTCGATGGAAGGTTCTGAAGAACCAATCGTTGCCGTCATACGGATACAAGTTATCAAATAGGAAATCGTGCTGCATGTCGTCGCTGTAGCCTGAGTCAAGGATTGGGAAGCCGCATGCCGCACAGCGGCCGACGACGTGACTTATGTATATGTTTTGCGTCACTTCCACAGCTCCCAGTCGGATTCCTGAATCGGGTAGGTTAGGCGCTCGGCTTTGGGAAGGGTTACGGTACATCGCTCGGCTATGTAGGCGGTGTTGAGAATAGCCTCCCATGCCGCGTCGCGGGATAGGCCGGTCTTCATCAGGCGCTCCCCGAGTTCCTTGTCGGATTCGGGAAATGTCATGGGAACGTCGTAGTTCCACGCTCGCATTGCGTCGTCAATAGACTGATTCTTGCGATGTACTGCGTGGAGGATTGCCTGCATCTCTGAATCTGCGGGTCTTGGGTAATGTACATCACATGTGGCGACGAGTGGAACTCCGGTCTCACGGCTGAGTCGTTCATAAGCTGGATTGATCCGGCAGGTTTTCTCCAGCTCGTAGAAGGGCTGGACTTCGAGGTAGTAATTGGCCCCAAATAGAGAGGCAAAACGGCGGATGACGAGTCGCGCGTCATCCCATCCATAGCCGTCTCGCGAAGTGGGATCGGGTATTCCCTTACCGCCGACGAGTGAACACGCAAGGAGGCTTCCAGTACATCCTGAAAGGATGACAAGACCTGGAGAATTATGCTTGAGATTTTCTCCAGAAACCGTCGGATGGTAATGATGATCTCTCCAAGACTGCGTGACCAGTCTGTTGAGGTTCCGGTAGCCATCTTGATTCTCCGCTAGGATCGTGAGGTGGTACTTCCACTGACTACGGTTCTCGCCTACCGGCCCGCAGTATGCCTCTAGTCCAAAGATCGGCTTCAACCCTGCCTTTACGGCGGCTTGCTCGAATTGGAAGTGGCTTGACGTGCCGCCATGTTCTGTGAGGGCTTGTGCGGTATAGCCTAGCTCCACAGCCCGCGCCACATGGACGGCCGGGAGCTTGTGCCCGTCGCCGTGACTAAAGGTCGAATGATGTAAATGATGAAGTGAAACATACCTCATCTGGCACCACCTCCATTCTTTGGCCTACGGCCGCTCCATGGCTCATCTTGCTTGCAGCGTATTGCTTGAGCCTCTCGTCTTCCTGGTTCATTCCATCTAGCTAGCATTCTCTGTCGTTGTTCTTCTCGGCGTTCAGGTGTCCATCCTTTGAACGCATTCGTATTTTCGATACGCGCACGTTCACGTCTGCGTTCTTCAATTAGCCATTCCGCTCGATCATATTCCTGATGACACCAACGGCATAGAGTCATGTAGTTATCGGGGTTGGCCGGGTTCGTGCCGTGGATCCAGGCCCAGTCACGAGCTAGCCGTCCACACTCCCGTACGCAGTAGTAATCCCAAGGCTGACCGTACGTATGCCTAACAGCCCTATGGTAGCGCTGATACTCTGCGCTATTGACTGGTGGCATTACGTACCTCATCGCGCCTCCTTCACGGGCTTGTTTAGGTATTCTCTTCTGAATGAATGGTGATGTAGGCTAACGTACCTCACCCTATCTGCCTCCAAAACATGAAGACGTTGAACACTATCAGTATGATGAGCATCATGATGATGAGCATCCCCGTTAGTATATCGCCTATCCGCCACATCCGTCTAGTCATAAGAGAACTCCATTCGGGCGGAACTTCGCCATTGTCGATACCATAGCGCGAGCTTTTTCATCAGGCATACCTAGCCGATCGGACAGAGCGCCGTGATATACCTGGTCGAGCCGCGCGACGATGATGACGTCTAGGATTGCCTGGGCGTGTTCCCGAGCGTCCTTGAAGTCCCACTGGCCGGTCTCGACGCCGTAGAGCAGGACGGTGAGGAACGGCTTCTTGGTTCGTTGGCTAATACCGGGGATCAGTTCCAGGGCCGTGCCGGTCTCAGGCAGTGCCCGGAACGGCCTGAAGTTGTCCGCGATAAACCGGGCGGCGGTTCCCTCGCTGATGTCCGCGGACTTGAACTGCGCTAGGATGGTCGCCTCGTACTCGGCGATATGAGCCGCTTCAAGGATAGCGAGCGCATACTTGAGGGCCTGTTCGTCATCGAGCGTGATACTATCGTCGGGATTAAAGGTGAGGGTGAGCCTGTACGTCCCGTCGGTCTGGACTTCGCTGCTCACCCAGACGCTACCATCTTCTTCCTGTTCGGTCATCCCGGTTCTCCCATGTCGCCCCATCTTGGGCCCTTGTTCCGCATACGCAGGTAGAAGCCCGCGAAGTTGATGATGTCGAGTGCGCCGTTCTCATAGAACTCATTGCGTTCCCAGCTGAACAGCCGGATACGGAATGCGTTGTCCATGATGTCGTGGACGAGTCCCTTCCAGCCGCGCTTCATCCAGAAGAACCTCCCATCCTCGTCATCCTCCGGTCGCGTGTAGCCGCGCTGGCAGATGATCGCGAGGCATTCCGCGAACGGGCCGGAGAGCTGTTCGATGGCATCGAGGTTCGGGTCAAGCCCGATGTCTGTTAGGTAACGGAATGCCGCGTCGCGCTTGGCATTGTCATTCACGTTCCTTGCCTTTCTGGAGTAGTTGCCGTAGGGTCCACTTGCCCTTGAGTTCGATCGTCTGTGGAATCTCGCACACCTGGCAGCGTACGAGGACGACCGTGAAGGTAGGAGTCCGGAGCTGTGGATGGCTCTGGAAGACCGGCTCCCAGGTATCGAGGATTTCCCATTGATGTACGTGGGCGTTCGGCGTGTCGGCATCGATCGGAGCGAACGGGCCGGTAGCTGGCTCTGGCGCGGGATCTGGCCGCTTGTCATGCGGGTTATCGCCCCAGTCCTGAATGGTCACTGTGGCCTCCTAGCGGCTGCGTGGTGGAGGGGTTCGCGCGGGTCAATGTCGCGCCAGGTGCCCGGGGGATCTCCGGCCGCCGAGTGAGCGTTGACGCGGTCTCGGATAACACACCAGCGGTCGGCCGGGCCGTTGAAGCCGCAGCTTCCCGTCTGGTAGCAGATAGGACGGAACAGGTTTGCGATCTGTACTTGTTGCCAGCGCTCGGCCTGCGGGCCGTAGCTAATGATCGCATGGATGATCTCGGCAAAGACCTGCTTCCATTCGGCCTGAGCCTGAGAGCATAGCCGCATCCCGGCCATGTTGACCATGTTCCGGAGGTCGGTGTGGTAGTGGATACGAGTTGTGATATTCGTCGGGAGAAGCCCGCGCGCATCCTCGGCAGGCATGCCGCTGTCGACTAGCTGGTTGTATGCTCTCGCGACGTGCGCGACCGCGTTGTCCCATGTTACGCGCCAGGCGTGGTCGTCGGGCTTCCCGTCTAGGGATGGTGGATAAGCGACTTCCGCTATGGCGTTTTCCTTGACCGCGAATCGCATGGACTCCTGGACGAACACCGCGGTGCGCTGCCGTACGAGCTGGTGCGTAAAGGCCCGCGTCACACCTTCGATGAGGAAGTGTAGCGTGATGAATTCGAGTGGCGCGGATATCTTGCTTGCCATGAATCCATCGAGCCACTTGATGGCTTGTTCCTTGGTGATGTTGAGCGGATCGCTATAAACGCCGCCCTGGTATAGTTCCGATGCCGCTGCCATGACTCGGAGCGGCTGGTCAGTCATCGAGACAAGGGTGACGTGCGGGCGTACTGGTTCGCCGAATGCTGATGATAGCGGTTCGGCCGTGTACATTGCCTCGTCGGCCCACTTGCGGATTTCCTTGGTCATCCTTCTACTGTCCTGTTCTCGTAGTGGCGTCGTATAGGTAGCGGCGCTTCCATTGCTACTTCATCCGGCGGACGTTCGTCGTGGTGCCGGAGGGTGAATGCTTCCGGCATGAATTCCTTCAGGATGTCAGTACATTTCTTACAGAGTTCTACCTCCTTGTACTCGTCTTCCCCGACGAATGAGCCGTCCTTGGTATGGTGTACGGTCGCGAGCCGCATGACGGTCGTTACGTTGATACACCGCTCATCACAGCGGTCGCAGAACGTTCTCTTCACTATTGTGTCCTTAGTGGGTCGACGTGACGTAGCTTCTTGGTGCCGCGACGACGTCTGGTGAATCCCGCAGGCAGTTCGCACTTCGGCCACTTAATTGGCGATGAGAGATTACGTCGGAGCGCATTGAGCTGGTGATACCGGCGGTCCAGCTCCCCTGGTATTATCGCTAGCTCGGCTATCGGTGTTGTAGTCGTTGCCTGAAACTGATCGCACACCTCCGCAAGGTCGAGTGCCTTCTGGACTATGTCCATTATGTCTTCGTCGGTGTACGTCCTCAATGCGTAGCGATCCATTCGGCTATGTCCTTTCGGAGTCGGAGCCAGAGCTGGTAGAGGTCACGCACCCGCTCGCCGGGTACGTCCCTCTCCCTATTATACGGCTGTTCGCGGAGATATACCTTCCTGATACCGTTAAAGATCGCATCAGCCGTCTGTTCCGGAAGGTCATCGGCCGCCGCGACGATCCGGTCAACGCCTACCTGGCGTACGAGGTCCCTGTACTTTGTTACGAAGTCACCTTCGCCAAAGTCCACCCCCTCGAATATGACGGCGTCGTACTCGATGCTGTTCCGGCGTAGCCACTCTCTGGTATCAGGATCTATGTTATCAAGGCGTAGGTACGGACGTGTAGTACATATCCAGATCTCGACCCCCTCCTGCCGGATGTTATGGGTGAGTTCGGCAGCGTAGTCGTACACCGGCATGAAGCGCTTTAGGCCGCCCTGTCGGTAGGCAAGCTTACACTCCCGGTAGACGTGGTGAGGCACGCCCATGAAGGTTGAGAGGCGAAGTCCAGGATTGATATCGGTAGAGGATGGCATCTCCTGTCCGAGCCATTGTTCCGCGAACCACAGGAAGTGCTGGTGGTAGTTGCCTAGGGTACCGTCGATGTCGAGTGCGACGACCGGTTTGCCATCTCCGCTACGGAAGTCGGGGTGATGCTTGAACATCTCTCGGATCTCAGGATCGGTCATGAACCTACTCATTCCAGAATCTTCACCACGTCTGGGTATGCTTGGTGGACTAGGTAACTCTTGAGCCACTTACCATAGCGGCCTATCCGGTAGATGTCCGGATTACAGGTACAGTCGGTAGTGAGCGGCTTTGCTACTGCCGCGACGCGCTCGCCTCCGGTCGGCTGCTTCGACCATTCGGTTGTACGGTAGCCGAATACACAGGCATTGCGGTACCAGGTATGCTCGCTAGTGCCGTCGCACACGATCGTGTCCTGAGCTTCCGCTCCAGGCTTAGAGGTACCGGCCGCATAGATCGTATGGTAGTTGAAGGTGTGCCCCTTCTGATGGCATAGGGCTGGCGCGGGTATGGTCGAGATGATCGTCTCAGATCTTGCCTCATAGACTTCCCTCGGCAGTCTACCCGCGACGATCGACGGCACAATGACGAAGTTCACTTTTGAGGATGGAAGTCCATGGAGGTAGCTCCACATGTAGCCGTACGTCGCGCGAATGTCCCAGGCGTCGTGCTCTCCGACAAAGTCCTCCGGTGAAACCTTGCCCTTCCAGTTCTCACCGTAAACCTTGAGCCGGTACTGTTCTGCGGTACCCTGAAGGTAGTAGCCGACTCGGGTGTGCCGTACTGTCTCATACCCCGGTATGGGAGCGTGGAGATACTGACAGCCATATAGCTTGCTCGGCCTATCGGCATTGCTAACGATCAGGACCGTCCGGTCCAAGTTGACGACAGCCGTAGCTGCCGCCAGACCGGACGGCCCACAGCCGAGGATGACAACGTCAGCCGGCATTAAAGACTCGCTGGTACAGCAGTTCCTGCTTGTGGAGCAGGATCTGGCGAACTTCGGAGGTGTTCTTCTTGAAATGCTGCATGGCGAGGATCGCCGTCAGGGCGGTATCGGCTAGCTCGTTGAGGCGTTCTTCTGGCGTCGCGTATATGCCCTTGCGTGGGTTCTGGCCGGTAACGCCGATCTGGGCGTCTACTGCCTCGCCTAGCTCCTCGATGCCCTTAGAGATCCGCGCCCAGTCCTGAGCTAGGGGCTGGTCCTTGTACTCCTGGCTGACGTTCTCGTCGAGCCATTCATCTACGCGGTGGATGATCTGCCAGTCGATTGAGTCATCAAGATAGCTCATCCTGTTATCCTTGTGATTCGAGGAGTTGCGCGGGTTAGCGTGTAGCCCGGGATCTGCCGGTAGCAGACCGTTCCATTGAAGCTCTGGTAGAACGTGAACTGGTGGAGCGGCGCGGGTGGTGGCCCGAACGCCTCGGCGATTGCTTCCTGAGTACTGTGGTCCGAGTACTCGGAAATTATGGTACGGTCGAAGTGCCATCCCTGGTTGCGGTCCGTAATCCCGATCGCGTACCTAGTGCCGCCAAGGTACCTGATGTGTACCGAGACGTAGTCGCCTTGGTGAGCTACTTCCGGCACCGCGACAGGAGGGTTCGGCCAGACTTGAGTCCAGACCTTGTACGTTGTATGGCCGTAGCGTTCCGTGGCGGTGAATCCGCCGCGCTCTCGGCCGTGATGCCCGAGACCTGCCCATATCGATGTCGCTGTTGTCGTAGCGCCCGTGCTAGATGATCCGAATAGCCACCAGGCGGTGGTCATCACGGATGTCGGCCCGGCTGCGCATCCTTCCCATCCTAGGACTGGGCGCGGTGCTGTTCCGGTGAATGCGGCTGCTGCCACTGCTGCTGCTATTGCTGCTGATATTATCATGGCCACTCTCCGGACCAAACGGCCCGGAGGAATTCCGCATGGGTTTCCCTCCGGAGCCGTTCAATCTCTAGTGCTAGGTTGCGAACGATTGGGTTAAAATGGCGGCTCTTCATCATAGCCGCCATCACGCCCGCGCCCACGGGCTGGAGCGCTCCTTGCTCCGCGAGCGGGAGCCTTGGCCGGGGCCGCAGCGGGCTTCGCCGATCGGGCACCGCGTGCACCGCGCGGAGCGGGCTGCTCAGGCTTCGCGGGGGCCGACCGGGTACCCCTAGCGCCGCGAGCGGGAGCGGGCTTGTCAGGCGCGCTACGGGCCGGTGCACGACCTCTGCCGCGCGTCGGGCGTTCCGGCTCCGGTTCCGGCTCTTCTGCCTCCTCCTCTTCGTAGTCCTCCTCATCCTCCGGCTCTGCCTCGTCGGCATCCTCCTCTGCCTCATCGAGGGTAAGCCACGACTTCACGGCGGGCTTCCATTCGCCGTTGTACCGCTCCCGGTCGGTGATGATGTAGGACCAGGCCTCATCGAATTCCTCGCCGGGCCGGAACCTGGCGATCTTGTTGATGGGCGCGCCGTTCTGGTCGTCCTTGTCGGCTACGTCGGTCTTCGTCTTGATGTCCTTGAGTGTGATGCCGAAGTTGTCGAGGAACGGTGCCCACCGAAACTTGGCGCCGCCGATCAGGGCGTAGTTGAGCCAGAACGGGCAGCCGTTGTACTCCTCCAGGTCGTCCGTGTTCTCGGCGGCGAGCCAGAGAATCTTGAGCATCGGGTCGCCGTTCTGCGTCCGCGTCCACCACATCTTGCGAACGTAGCCGAGCAGCTCGATGTCCTTGGGCGGGACTTCCCCATCGTAGCTGTCGAACGTCTCGGTTGAGTACTCGATCGCATCGAGTTCAGCGACGTTGAGGTCTTCGGTTTCTTCGGGCTTGAGCCTGACCATCTGTTACTTTCCTTCGTGTTCGTGATCTAGGTAGTGTTGGTGGAGCCGGTGATCTGCTGCGTGTTCTCCAATCGTTAGGAAGCGGAGGTTGGGGTGACGCTTATGGAGGTGTTTGAATAGCCATATACGCGATTGGCTATCGGGATCGACCAGTACGACTAGTGGTTCGGGTTCGGCGCGATGCTGACGTCTCGGCGGCATCTTCCCCACCTCTTGCCTTCTCGATCGCCTCGATCATGCGGGACATCTCAAAGTAGCTACCTTCCTCGACATTCCAGAACTTGCCGAGAGCTATGTAGCGGTCCTTTGCGTACCAGGGCGGCATAGGCTGGCATAGCGCACGGCGTAGGATTGGCCCGCGCATATCCCTCGATTCCCGCGCCACGGCATAGTATAGCGCGACGGAGAACTGGGCGCTGACGTAGTCAGAGATCTCGCCTTTCTTGCCCAGGAGGTGAGGGATGATGCGCTCCTCACCCTCGGCGTCGTCGGCGGTCATGCTAGTGGTAATGAAGATGACGCTGAACGGCCCGTCGATTATCCTGTCGACCCAGCGCTTGAAGCCGTTCTGGTACTTCTGGTGGTTCTGGATCGCCGGGATGTC